ATCATCAATCATCTCACCACTCTGAAAGTAATTTGCGCGGTGAACAAATAGGAGTTTGGTCAATGGGTTGTTTGTGTAACTTGAGTCCAGACTATCGTCCATATGCGTTTACAAAATGGGCACACGGGTTTGCCTATGTTACTGTAAATGAAGACCTTACATTTCACGTTGAAAACTTTAAGATTGTTGGTGGTAAAATTTTGTAATTATGGAAGAGTGGAAAGAAATTAAAGGCTTTGATGGTATTTATGAAATATCTAATTTTGGCAACGTAAAAAGAGTCAAAACCCAAATGTTACTGAAACCAAGAAAACACACTAATAATTATTTGAGAGTTTGTTTGTGTAAAGATGGAACTAGAAAAGATTTTTTCATACATAGATTAGTAGTCGGTGCATTTATCGACAACACCTCAAATAAGACGGATGTTAATCATATTGATGGAGACAAAACAAATAACAATCTCACAAATCTTGAATGGTCAACAAGAAGCGAAAATCAAAAACACGCATTTGCAATCGGATTGAACCGAATCAGCGACAATCACAAAAAAACAAATGCTATTCTTAATTCGAAGCCAGTTGTTGATTTACAAACAGGTTTTTTCTATGATTCGTTGAAAGAAGCGTGCTCAGTTAATAATCGCAGCTATTCTTTTGTAAAAAAACACATCAATCACAACTCAAAAACACAAAGGTTTAAATATATTTAATATGAAAGATAACATTAACCCATCACATTACAAGCAGGGAAAAATCGAGTGCATTGATGCGCTTGAATCTGCAACAATCAACAAAAAAGGATTGGATGCAATTTGTACTGCTAACATAATTAAATACATTTGGCGTTGCGAGGAAAAGGGTGGAGTTGAAGATATGAAGAAAGCAATGTGGTATCTACAAAAGATGATTGAGCATAACACACCAAAGGAAGAATTCGTTCACCCAAGTGCTGTGTATGCTGATGAAACCAAAAACGTTTGGTCTAAACTATGATGTTATGAAACTCTACGTTTACTGGACATACACAAGACCTGAAGATAGACTAGTTGCTACTGAGGTGTTGGAGTATGCTCGCAAAAAACCAAAACTTGATACTCCTACTTTTCATATGGGAGGATTAGGTCACAAGGAAGACTTGTTTACTCACTTCTTAGATAGAGAAGGGAAGATTCATGCTCTGAGGCCTCAGACCGAAATCCACCTAGCAATACACGGAGGAGTAAATGGTGATTTCAAATATGTAAGTAACCCCTCAGTAGCACAACTACACGCACTTGCTAACTTATTCAAGATGATGAAGTCTCTCAAATGGGAGATACTCGAAGGAGATATGTTAGAATTTGATTTAAACTTTTGGACTAAAGCAATAAACTTATGGCGAATATAAATAAAGAAGTAAAAGAACTCGAAAAACTATTTGGTTGGTGGGAATTCTATGAGCAAACTCAAAACGAAGAATCCAAGAACAAAGCACAGAAGCAAATAGAAGCACAGAAGAAGAAGATTAGAACACTGAAAGATGGAAAAACTTCAAAAGTTCCTAAAGGAAAATAGAATATCTGAAGCTGATGCCATTGAAAGGATTAGATTACAGGACACAGATCCTGCTAAAGATTTCTATTCTACATTGGTATCGGCTTCAAAACAGTTAATGGACGCTGTGCGAGAAAAGACATTGAACTTGGATGATGACTATCAAAAGGGATTGTTTCAACTGTTACAAGCAGGAGACAAAATCAATAAGTCATTGAAATTAGCTAAGTTAGAAGCCTATCCTGAGAAAGAAACAGTAGACGAAAGTGTGTCGTTTCTTGATAGAATATCATCAGCCAAGAGATTGTAATGGAAATCATAGAAAACAAGAAATTACCCAAATTTGAATATAATCAATGGTTCAGTAAACATGGACTAGACCCACACGCAACGAATAAAGAAAAAGATATTTGGTGGGGAAAAGAAATGGAATACTGGCACGAGGGTAACTTTGGTTTGACAGGTATTCATTACTTTGCTTTAACACAATGTATGATTAAAGATGCCAGAGGATTCAGAAAGCGTCCTATTTGGAGAGATGTTGATGAATTGATTTACGATGCGTACATTGAAGCCAGAAATACAAATCATGACTTATTCGTAACCAAGAGGCGTGAGATAGGTCTTTCGTTGATATTCGGTGGAGTTGCACCTATGTGGATTGCATTAACAAATCCAGGCTCAACTTCACTGATTACCAGTGCAGATAAAACTCGTCTTGAGACATTGTTCAAAGAAAAAACAAGAATCATTTATGATAATTTGAATCCATACATAAAACCAGATATTATCTCAACTCGTCAGGTTGGTTATCTCCACATGGGAGTAAAAGACCAAAAGACTGGGGAGATTAGTGGATTGGACTCTCAAATAATCACTAGAGAAACACAAGATACCCCAACATCACTTGAGGCTTATCGTGCGATGCACGTGTTGATTGACGAGTGTATGCTTCACAGTAAAGCAGACCAAGTGTACAAGTCTGCACAGGCGAGTGTTAAATCGGGATTTATCAAAGTTGCTCCCATTGTAATTGGAGGTAGTGCGGGTGAGTCAACGAGTGTAGGACAGAAACTTGCAAATAATCTTTGGAAGAACGCCGATAACCTTAACTTGCTTACTGTATTTCTTCCTGGAAACATGGGTATTATGGAAGCGCCTGAGATTAACGCTGATGGTAGGGATACAGGAAAGATTCTTAACTTTTGCCCTAACGGATATTCTGATGTTGAAGGTGCGACAGAATGGATTAATAAGACTCGTGATAAATTAGATAAGATTGAAGATAAGTCGTTCTTGAACTCATTTATCAAACAGTATCCTTTGGATATCAATGAGGTATTCTCTTCTACTTCTCATGGCGCATTGCCCGTTGATGTTATTCATAAGTTGAATCAGCAGGAAAGGATTATTTTATCTGAGCCCCCACCGATTGAAAAGTGTATAATTTACAGAGATGTTGCTGGTGAACTACAAGTGAAGCCTGACAAACAAGGAAAATTCACACTTTTGGAAAGATATAATCCTAACCACAAGTACATCGCAGGGATGGACCCGATTCCGTTTATCTCTTCCAAACTGGGAGATGGTTCTGATAACTGTATAGCAATCAAGAACTTAGATACAAATATGTATGTTGCATTCTACAAAGAAAGAGCAGCAGATCCAGATTTGATTATGTCCAACAACATCAACCTACAAGATTATTTCGGTGGAGCAAAGGCGATGATTGAGATTAACCGAGGTGGTGTTATCTTGGATACATACAGAACAAACAACCGTCAAGATTTGTTGGCTCCTTCTCCAAGAAACTTGGGTAAAACATTCTTCAGCAAAGAAAGACCTTATGGGTGGTACAAGAATGACCACACGGCAGAAAGAGCAAATGCTTATCTGATTGATTACTTGAGGAAGAACTTTGAATCTGTTTTCCTAATTGAAATGATTGAGGAAGCCAAAGTTTACATTACTGAGAATACGGATTTATTGGATGCTGTTGTGGGTTGTGAAATCTATCACAAGGATATGATGGAGAAACTCAAGAAGAAAGTTGATGCTGCGCCTCAGAAGAAAACCATTCCAATGATTGTATATCAGAATGGAAAGGCTATGAAAGTCTGGAGAGAGGTTACTTTTTAGTAGACTTTTTATTTGCTCCGTTTCTTGCTCTGTTCGTACTTTTCTTTTCCAAAGTCATCTTTCCGTCCTTCTTGTGAGAAAGGTCTACACCCTTAGTTGCTCTCTTACCGTAAATACCTCTTTTGCGGGCCTCTGCGTTAAGTTCTTGGCGATATGATACTTTGTCCTTCTGATACTCCTTATCGTAGCTGTAATCACGTCCTGTGGCTTTATTTGAAGCTGGTCTTTTATTTTTGCCTACGATTTTGTTTTTCATCTCTTTTTTCTATTATTTCTCCAACTAGGTAGGAGATTCCAATGGTAAAGGTAACAAATAAAATCCCAAAAAGGAATTCTTCCATCATTTTTTCTTTACGTTAGTAACTCGTTTACCCATTCCAACCCTTGACTTCTCGGCTTTCTTTGCTGCGAGTTTCGATGGGCTCAGTTCTGATTTGGTTACTGGTGTTTTTGAACTTACTCTTTTTGAAGGACGACAATACTCGTTCTTTCCTCCTGCACCACAGGCTTTACCACTCTTGGTGTCTACCCACTTCTCTGCTCCCCATCTCTTTAGATCTGAGCC